GCGCCGGCGATGGCGCCGGTCTTGCCGCGGCAGGCGGCGCGCACGAGCGCGATGATGGCGCGCTGCTCGCGATAGTTTCTGGCGATGGCCGTGACCGCGATGCGATCGGTGCTGCGCAGGCGGGCGCCGGGCTTGAGCGGCTGGCGATCGACGGACGAGACGAGGCGGATCAGGATAGCAGGCGGCGTAAAGCCCGCCGGCAGCGCGCCCTGCTTGATCAGGCCGATCGCCACCGTGTCACTGGTGAGCGGCGCGTAGCCGCGCAGCAGCTCGGCGACGATGTCACCCCCCGTCATCGTCGGGAGCCACAGGAAGGGAGGCCAGCCCGGCCTTGGTCGCCTTCTGGTTGATGTAGGCCTGTGCGGCGGCGACCGCCTCATCCCCCTTCAGATCGAGCGAGGAACGCAGGAAGCCATGGCCGTTATCGATCGCAGCAGCGCCGGGGTGATAGACGGTGCCGCCGACGAAGGTGCCGCCGATCACAAGCGAGCCGCCTGGGCCGTTCCGGCCTTCCTCTGCGGCGGCCTTGTCGAGCCGGTTGATGCGTCCCGCGCTCCGCCCGCCGCGCTGTTCATCGTCCACGCGGATGAAGTGTGGCGCGGTGCCGTATTCGAGCCAGTTCGCCACATAGGAGCCCGGCCCTTTCATGTGCACGCGCGCGACGACGCGGCCGTCCTTGCGCTTGACGTTGACCTTCACGGCATCCGCGATCAGCGCCTTGGCGCCGCCCTCCACCTCCGCGCGCCGGTCGCCCAGCTTGGCCTTGGCTTCGTCGGCGATCACCGTCGCGCCCGCCCGCGCCGCGCCGGGCAGCACCTTGGTGGCGATCTCGACGGGGATGCGCGTCAGATAAGCTCGGACGGCCTCGCGGCCCCTCACGGCAACCATCAGGCGGGCTCCCCTGGCGAGCTGGTCTCTTCCGCCATCAGCTCCAGGCCCTCGCGCCGACCAAGCTCGACTGGGCCGGCGATGATCTGGAGAATGCGGGTGCCAAATAGGATCCGCATGTCGCCGGTGATGTCGGTGCGAAACCAGAGCCGCACGCGGGCGGGGCGGTTCGTGAGGGTCACGCCATCCGCGACCTTCTCGCCGCGGCTCGGCAGAACATCCTGAACCTGAGCCCATACGGTCGCGACCTTTTCCCAGGTCTTCGATCCGGCGTCGTCGGACGCCTCGGCCTCGGCGGCGACCACTTTCTGGCGCTGGAAGGTAATCCGGCGATCCAGCATGCCGGGCTCGATCATCGCCATCAGATCACCTTGCGCTTAAGGGATCGGAGCAGATCGGCCACACCAAGTGGCAGCTCGACGGCGGCGGCGCGGTCGCCCGACAGCACCGCCGGGCGGTTCACGTACCAGTGCGCGATCAGCAGCTGCATCGCCCGCTTCACGGTGGCGGGCACCTCATCGGGCGACTGGTAGCCGGCGGTCACGTCGATCTCGACGGCGAGGCCGGGGCCGCAGCGCATGAGCGCGGCCGCACCTACGCCCCAGCCCCAGGTCGCGGGCACCAGGCGCACTGGGCGCGCCTTCTTGCTGTAGAGCCACGCACCGTCCGCGAGCGCCGTCATGACGCCCAGCGCTGGATAGCGCACGGCCGTCACTTCCTGGACCGGCCAAGACCGCAGATCGATCCAGCGGCCGAGCGTAGGTGCCGTCTCGGTCAGTGCCCGCGGCACCAGCACCAGCCCGGTCACATTCTCGATGTGCTCGCGGGCGGAGACGATCAGGTCGCCGATCAGCGTATCTTCGTCGTTCGCGTCGACGCGCAGGTTGGCCTTCGCCTGGTCAAGCGTCAGCGGTTCCTGCGCGTCGGCCACAGGTTCAGGCCTTGCTCTTCTCGGGCTCCGCGCCCTCCGCGGCGATCTCCGCCCCGGTCTTGCGCGGATCGTTGAAGTCGATCCGGTTCATGTCGACGGTGGTGTTCGCCCGCGGGTTATTGTCGACGGCGGGGTGATCCACGTCGATCGCGGTCACCTGCTCCGGCGCGCCGGCGGGGGTGAAAGTGGTGGCCGCCGCGATGTCGGCGGGGCCGGAGGTGTCGAGGTCGGCGGCGATCGCCGGCGTCGTGGTGGCGTCGGTGGTGGTCTCGGCCATGATGGCGTCTCCTGAAAATTGGCGCCGAGCCTAAGCCCGGCGCTTCGGTGGGAACGGGTTAGGCGTTGGCGGCCGCGGCGATCGTCATCACCTTCATGGCGTCGGGGTTCTTGACGCCGCCGCCCACGCGCTTCGTGCAATAGAAGGCGATGAACGGCTTGTTGGTGTAGGGATCGCGCAACAGCCGGAAGCCGACCCGATCGATGATCAGGTACGTCTCGCGCATGTCGCCGAACGCGAGCGGGGTCGCGCCAGCGGCCACCGCCGGCATGTCGGGCATATCCACCACCGAGTAGCCCAGGATCGTGGAGGGCTGGTCCGCCACGAAGGCCGGCTGCCAGATGTAATTGCCCTGGCCATCCTTCAGCTTGCGGATGCCCTTGAGGCTACTCCGATTAAGGTAGAACTTGGCGTTGGGCGTATAGATCTGCGGCAGAGCGTAGATGATGTCGACCAAGCCGTCCGTCGCAAACGCATTCGCGTTGGTGCTGTTCAGCAGCTTGATGTCGCCCCACGGATGGCGGGCCGCCTGTGCGCCGCCGGTGATATATTGCAGGAAGCCGAACGGCTTGTTCACGCCATCGCCGCTCACGAAGGCGATGCCCTCCTGGCGGCTGAACTCGGTCTCGATCTCGCCGGTCAGCCAGTTCTCGATGTCCACCTCGCTATCGTCCAGCAGATCCTGGCTGGCGGCCGCGTTCGCGTAAATCTCGCCCGGCGTGAAGGCGAGCGAGGTGAACTGCGGCGTGCTGGTGGCCGGACGGCTCGCCGTCTCGCCCACCCAGCCGGAGCCGACCGCCCGGTCGGTGAACAGCTTGGTGAAGCCGGCCTTGCTGATCGACTGCACCGTGGCTTCGGCGCGCATCGGCGTGATCAGCTTCAGGCGGCCGGTCACGGTGCGGTCCCATTCGATCGGCGCGGTCAGGCCGCCATCGGCCGCCGAGCCCTCCGACATGGCAGCGCGCACGCCGACCTTCTGCTCGGCCTTGAGCTTGTCTTCCTGCTCGCGGGTGCCTTCGCGCATGAAGGAGCCGAACAGGGTGGAGTAGCTCGCGTCGGGCACCTCGCGCTTGCCGCCGCCGTGCAGCTTCGCCGCGACGGCATCCTTGGCCGCCTTGTCGAGCGCCGCCTCGATCGAGGTCATGGTGGCGTTGATCTTGTCGAGCTCGCCGCGGATCACGGCGTCGTCGGCTTTCTTGCCGACCGCCTCATCGTTCTTGGCCTTGAAGGCGTCGAACGCACCCTGGAGGGCGGCGATCATTGCCTTCGGGTCGGTATTCTCGGCGCGAATGCGGGTGCCCGTGAGGGCGCGGGGGGTCGAAACGACGGCCGCGCCGGACGCCAGCAAGGCGCCCTTGGTCATGTGCTGCATGATGGGGTGTCCTATTTCTGGAAGGATGCAAGCAGACCAGCCATGGAGGCGGTCAATTCGGGGTCGGCAGCGTCCGGCTTGTCGACTGTATCCAGGGCAGCGTCCGGCTTGCCCTTGATCTTGGCAATGTGAGCCCGCGCCTGGGCGCGCGTGTCGCCGCTCGCGAGCAGCTTAAGCTCCAGCGCGGTGATTGCCGCACGCTCGCGATCGGAGGCCTTGGCCTTCTCGTCGCGCTTGGTTTGATCGGCAGGTAGAAGCGCGCTCGCGAACCCGCGATCGATTGCGGCCTGCCCAGACATGAACGTTTCGGCGTCCATCCACTTCTGCACGTCCGCGATCGGCTGGCCGGAGACCTTTGTATAGACCTGCGCCATGGCAAGGTCGAACGGCTCCAGGAAGTCAACGACCTCTTGGAAGTCGTGCCGATTGCCCACGGCACCGCACCAGCAATTGTGGATCATCAAAAACGCGGCAACACCGATCTCGATCGTGTCGCCGGCCATGGCGATGACAGATGCGGCCGAGGCGGCCATGCCCATGATCTTAACCGTGATCGCCTGCGGATGCTCACGCAGGACATTGTAGATGGCGAAACCCTCGAAAACGTCGCCGCCCGCCGAATTGATCTGCACCTCGATGGGTCGGTCGCCGATGGCGCGCAGCTGGGCGGTTACGTTCTTCGCGGTCACACCCTCGCCCGTCCACCAATCCTCGCCGATCTCGCCGAACATCGTCACGACGTTGTCGCCCTTGGCGACCGCGCGCACGCCGGCGGCATCTTCCGACCACTTATCGAGCACGTTCGATTTAGTGTAGGCGGCCACCCGGCGATCGGCGGGCACCGGCATCGCCGCAGGGCGCTGGCGCGCCATCACGATGCGCCCTTGAGGCGGACACGTGCTGACCGCCTTCTGATCGGTTTCAGATCGGGCCAACTCATGCTGCGCCAGCCATTTATGCGGCTGCGGCATGCCGTCCATCGGGTTATCGAACTCTACGGCGAAATACGGACCGCTCTCGGCAAGAGCGATCTTGCCCGTCATTCCTTTCATGCCGTCCATGTGGTTGACGAGGCACTCGACGCGATCACCGACAACGAAGTGGCCTCCGGCTGGAGGCGCGGCGCCACCGCCCATATCCATCGCTTTGGCGGCATTCACCCGGCCGACGACAGCGTGCGGCAGCGCGGCGCCGGTCGGCAGTGGACCGGCCTTACCGGGTGCAGGGCGGCCCTCGACGGTCTTCACGGCACCCGGCTTGCCGGCGGCGGGCGTGTCGCTCATGCGGCGGTTTCCTTCGGCTTGGACGCGGCGGCCTCAGCGGGATCGCCGCTGGGCGCCTGGCGGGACGGGGGCAGCTTGTCGCCGCCCTCGATCTTGTTCTGATCGAAGTTCTCGCGCACCTCGTCTGCCACCATCCACGGGGCGCCGCCGAGGGCTTTGTTGAAGAAGTTCGCTTGGTCGGCGAGCGAGCCGCGCAACAGCGCGCCCGCATTGAACTTGGGGTAGAGGATGCCCTGCTCGCGGGGATCGAGGCACCGTTCCACCGCCTGCTCCCACGCGACGAACCAAGCGCCCAGGCAGTAAGTCACGAAGAACTGGCCCAGGGTGGCGATGCCCGTGCCCCAGCTCGTCTCATCAAACATCAGGAGCGGACGGGGTGCGCCCGTGAAGCGGGACAGCTCTTCCGCTTGGTGCTTGCGGGTTTCGAGGTGCTGCGAGTCTTTCGGGTTGCTCGTCATCGGGGCGATCTTCAGCCCCTCCTCCAGTACCAACCACTTGCCGGCGTTGTCGGCGGTCGAATATCGCTCCTCAAGCTGATCTCGCAGCAGCTGGATCGCATCCGCGCCGAGCGCAGCGTCGGTCTGCAAGGCGCCACCGGCCATCATGCCGCTACCGAACAGCCGTCCGGCGGCGCGTTCGGCTTGCGCTGCGATGCCGAGCGCCTGGGCTGCCACGTCGAGCAGGCCCAGTCCGCGCACCCCGTCGCTGCTCACCAGCGATCGGAAGTGGAACACCTCCTCTGGCGCAAGCGTCACCTGGCCCCGGCCGGGTGGCTGGTAGCGGAACGTCATCCGCCAGTCGTCGCCGAGGATCGGTGTCACGGTGCCCCGCTTCAACGGGTTTAGAGCGACGATCTGCCCCTTGTAGTTCCGGACCACCGCCGCAAACGCATTGCCGTCGAGCAACGCCGTCGATTGCATGTAGCTCTTGAACTCCAGCGCAGTCTGATAGTCGTTCGGCTTGCGCTTCAGGACCGCATAGAGCGGATGATCCTTAGCCTCTTCCGTGTCGCCGTCCGACCTCTCGCGCATCAGGTGGACCGGCAGCATGCCGATCGCCGACGCGATAAGGTTCACCGCTCGGAAGAACGTGCTGTTGCGGAACGCCAGGGCCTCGCTAACCACCACGCCCGCGGCGGTGCGCCGTCCTCCCCCCATGAACTCTGCCAGCCGAGGGTCGCGCAGATCCTCGCCGACAAGATCGGACCCGAACGGGTTGGGTTCATATGCCCAGCTCGCATATGGAACGGTGAGCCCCACTGCCGACGAGCGACGGTAGCCCGAGGCCCGCCGGTAATCGTCGGGCATGATCACGCGCGAGACCGGCACGGGAAGCGTGGTCGGATAGGCCATCCCGCCTCCCTCAGATGATAAGCATGCCGCGGCGCGTGTAGACCGACGGCTTCTCCGGCAGATCGGCTTGCGATCCCACGCCGATCGCCATCACCAGCGCCACGATGCCGTCGATCCGCCCCGTGGACTTCGCCTTGTCGAGCTTCCGGTTGCCCGCAGGGTCGCGGATCACCACCGCGTTCGCCGCGCACATGGTCAGCACCGGGTTGGCCCCGTGCCGCACCTGCTCCTTCAGGAAGGCGATCTCAGCTGAGTCCATCGCGGGCGCCATGGAGACATAGCCCTGGCCGAACGGCTCGAATGGCAGCGCAACGCCGATCTTGCCGAACTGCACCTCAAGCGTCTTGAACCGGAAGCGGTCGTAGGCGATCTTCGCGACCTTGTAGGGCGCGCAGAGATCCGCGATCTTCCGTGCCACATACTCGTAATCGACGGCGACGCCCGGCACCGCTTCGATGAAGCCCTTGTCTACCCAGGTATCGTAGGGCTGACGATCCCGCTTGGTATGGTCGCGAAGAGTGGCTTCCGGCTTCCAGAACCACGCCCGCACATGCCAGACGCCTTCCCACAGCGCGACCAGCACGAAGGCACACAGGTCGGTGGTCTCGGCAAGATCCAGCCCGCCGTAGACCGCGCCCTTGCGAAACGCTTCCTCCGACACGCCACCGTCAGTCGCCTTCCACACGCCGGGCGAGAGGAACGGCGAGAAGCGGTTCACGCGCTGGTTGAGCCCAAGCCAGCGGAAGGAGTTCTCCTCGGTCGGCATGCGCGTCGCGCGATCGGCCTGCTCGGCGAGATCGGCTTCCGACCGGAACAGGCCCATGGCCGGGTTCGCTGCACGCCACGCCGCTCGGTCGAGCAGCTCGCATTCCTTCGGCGCGGTGTAGACGTGAGCGACGATGCGCGGATCGCCCGACCGCTCGGCATCGTCCAGCCACACCGAGAACAGGTCCGCGTCAGTCGCCGCCTGCGTCGAGATCGCGATCAGCAGCGCATCGTCATACGCACCCTGCGAGGTGACGATCGCCTCGATGAAGTCGTCTTTCGGCCCCTTCACCTGGCCAACCTCGTCCAGGATGGCCAGCACTGGCGAGCCGCCGTGCGCAGTGGCGCCCTCCGCCGACAGGGCCTCGTATTCGGTGTTCATCTTGATGCCGGTCAGGCGTTTGCCGGACGGCGTCGGATGCACCACCTTGCTCAAAGTCGGCGACAGTGCCGCCATCTTGGATGCGTAATTGTAGACCTCCGCCGCCTGTTTGCGCGATCGAGCGCCCGAGCTGATCCGGGAGTTGAGCCGCGCCTCCGGGCCGACGAGATGCACGAGCACGATGAACGCGATCGTGGCCGTCTTCGAGTTCTTGCGGGCCATCGACAGGAAGGCGCGCTTGGTCCGCACCACATTGTCGTAGACCGCGTAGAAGAAGTCTTCTTGGAAGTCGGCGAGGTGAACCGCGCCGCCGACGTGGTCGCCTTCCGGGATGCGGCAGTGAGCCTCCACGAAGCGCATGTTCCGCTCGGCGCGGGTAAGCGCCGGGGTGGGCAGCGCGCGCCAGTCCCGCCGCTCCGGAACCGGCCCGCACTTAAACGGGCTAGTTGATGGAAGGGCCGGCAATCAGGTCATCGTCATCGAAGTCGGCGACGGCCGCCTCGATCCCCATGGCATGCGCCCGGCGCTTCTCGACATCACGTTGCTCACCGTTCTTCGCCCGGTTGTCGATGCCGAGCGCCCGCCGGAGCGTGACGATGCGCCGGGCCAGCTTGTCGCTGAGCTCGATGGTGGCGATCAGCGTGGCGGTGTTGATGTTGCCGCCCTTGTCCACCGGGTGGCCGGCGATCCGCTCCGCGTCCGCCATGGCTCGCGCCAGGTTGGCCGCGACGGCCAGATCGGCCTCCGTCCACTCGCTCTTCGCGCGCTCCCCGATCACGGCATCCCAGAACGGCGCATCACCGCGGCGGAGCTTCAGGTGATTCGGCGGGGTGAGATCGCGGGCCGCTGCGGCGGCGGTAGCGACCACGCCGGCGGCAGTGTCGATGCGCTGGCGTCGTGCCGCCATGGAGCCACTCCCGCCCGCCGGCACGCGACAAGGCAAAAACTGTATTAGCAAACGAATGCGTGGCCGGTGCGGTCCTGGCTGGACGCCCTCTCAGACTTTTGCGGGGGGGGCGGCTGGTCAGGCGTGCGCGTTCCACGGATGCTCAGGGCTGGTCGGCCAGCCGTCCGCGTCCACGCCACCGCGAGGTCGCGCGCTCGCGCCCTTGTCGGCCAGCGTCTTCGCGTCCGAGCAGGCCTGGTAGAGCAGCTGATAGTTGGAGCGCTCGCCAGTGCCGCCCTTGGCGAGCGGCTTGATGTGGTCGGCGATCGTGCCCGCGGTCACGCGGCCGTGACGCTCGCACTCCTCGCAGGTGACGACGGTGCGGATGAGCAGCGCCCGCATGCGATCATGGGCAGCGCCGTAGCCGCGCGACTGGCGGCTGGTAGTAGGCCATGCCATCCACGATCTCCCCGACACACGGCAGCAGGAAAAGGGGGAAACCCGCTACCGTGTGCCGAGAAGCTGTGATGGAGCGGGCCGCGGGACTCGAACCCGCATCCTCAGCTTGGAAGGCTGGTGCCTAACCTCTCGGCCAGACCCGCATAACTTCTACCGAGAGAGCCGGTCCAGCCTGTCCACCAGATCATCCCGGCGCGCATAGTAGCGGTGCGGGTTGCTATAGTCGGGCGACAGGCCGGCCAGCTTGCGGGCGATCTCTCGCACCTGTTCGCGATAGCCGTCAGGGATGGCGACGTGCGTGCGCTGCATCGCGATCCCCGGAAACCAGAAAGGCCGGCGCGAAGCCGACCTCATGCAGTGACAGCTATTGCCACTAGCTATGTGCATGGACTTAGCCGCGCACCATTGCAAGCGAAATCACATGCGCTTCCACGTCGCGATGAGGTCGGCAACGAAGCGAACGCAAAGCTGCGCTGCGTCGATCGCCGAACGATTGTTGTTCGCCAGCGCCGAGCCCGCCGTGCCCGCCGGCATGTCGAACCGGCAGACGTTCTCGAACACCTGCCAGTAGCCGTGCGGAATGCGATCCTTGAACCACTGGAGCTCGTCCAGCGCCTCCTGCTGCGCCATGCCGGAGCCGGGCTCATTGCCCACAACCTTGAGCAGATCCTGCACCAGCCCGCGCTGTGTGCCGGCTTTCTCCCACAGCTTCACGCAGAACTCGATCGCGCTCATCTGCATTTCGGACAGCAGCCCCGCGCTTCGCCAGCGCGCCACGGGCGTGCCGCCGCGGTTCATCACGCCACGGTTGCCGTCCTTCACATAGGCGCCGTGCTGGCGAGCGAACGGGCTCACCTGATCGTCGTTGGCAATGCGGTCGATCGCGTCGGCGGCCTTTCCGCTGCGGCGCTTCCGCTCGTTCTTGGTGCTGGCCATGTCCCCTCTACCCCTGATCTCGTGTGGATGGATTATGCGGCGGCATTGATGCGCATGTTGCGGAGCTTCTCGCGGGTGAGCGGGAGCAGTGCGGCGATCGGTGGAGTGCCGTAGGTGGACCGGAGCTTGGCCAGCGACTGGCCATATCCGGCGAGCCCACGCGCATCGCCCTCGCGGCGAGCAACGTACCGACCAGCAAGAGCTGTGGCGATGAGTCCGTAGCCGATCTCCGGCGGAGCTTTGAACCGCGCCGCCTTCTTGGCCGGTTCCGTAGCACCGACTGGCCGCGCCGCGCCCGCGAGCATCTTGGCGTGATCGCTGACCGCTTTGTGCGCCTCGATCTCGCTCAGCCCCATGGCCATGTAATCGGCCGCGGTCGCCGGCGGTGGGCGGTGGGCGCGATCGGCTGTCTCCAGGCCGAACTCGGCGCGGATGGCGGCGGCCTGCTCTGGCGTGACGTAATCCGACGCGCCCACACCGGGAGCTGCGAGCAGCGCCGCGACCTTGCCGACCGCAGACAGCTCGGCGCGCCGGCGATCCCACTCCGCGGAGATCTCGGCGTTGATGGCCGGCACGATCTTGGCCGGGTGATCGACCTTGAGCCGCGCCGCCTTGCAGCCCCGCTCAAGCAGATCGGCCGGGATGCCCGAGAGCGTCCCCATGGCGGCCGCCAGCCAAGTCGCCTGCTCGGCCTCACCCATGCCCGATGGCGCGACGAGCGCGAGCGTGGGGACGAGGTGCATTCTCGCGTCAGGCTTGCGTGCCGGCGCTAGCCAGGCGTTGGCCTCATCCCGTGCCTGCTCGACAAGCTCCGCGGCATCAGCCGGCAGCAGGGAGCGGGCCTGCTCTGCGTCGCAGTCAGCAATCGACGCCAAACGCGCGATCCGCCGCAGCGCCAGTGCGCCCGAGGGGGTGGAGAGTTGACGCTGATCCGTTCGGGAAAGCTCGGTGCCCATTTCGGGGTATCCTGTCGTCGGCGTTTCGGAGCCAGGTGCGGAGAGAGGCTTGCCAGTCGAGCGAGAGGCCCTTGTCGCCTCCCGTCTTGGCAAAGTGGTCGCGGAACTGCGCCACCTCGCGATCCAGCCGGCCCGGCGGCCAGACCTTAACCATCTCGGCGGTTTTCCCCGTCAACTGC